AGGAATTTCTGATGAACACCCCTAATTGGCAGCACCACTCCAAGAAGGATAAGAAACGGACTCTCAAACCACAAGCGATGAGATCACGTAGAGAAGCACTCAGACAGTTTAAGAAGCGTCACATGAACCGCCCAGATAAGGCGGTTTCGTCGTATTATGAGTCCATACGAATAATGTTACTTCATGACGGTCAACCACGAAATCAAATCGCACCTTGCCAAACTACTGGCAACTGAAGATCTGGTTGTAGAGCACCGTCACGTTGAAACTGCACAGTTCAATGTTCATACTCGTGTTCTAACTCTCCCGATGTGGGAGAAAGCGAGTAGTGTTGTTTATGATATGTTGGTTGGACATGAGGTGGGACATGCTCTTTATACTCCTGATCGCAATTGGTTGCAGGAAAAAAAGATTCCTCCACAACTGGTGAATATTGTTGAAGATGTTCGCATTGAAAAACTGATGAAGCGTCGTTACGCTGGTATCTCTAAGACTTTCTATCGTGGTTATCAGGAACTTTCCGATGAGGATTTCTTTGCCCTTGAGAATGAAAATATTGATTTGATGAATCTTGCAGATCGTATCAATCTGCATTTCAAGATTGGTAATTTCGTTCAAATTCCTTTTAAATCGTTAGAAGAAAATATTTTTGTCAAAAAAGTTGATGATTGTGAAACATTTGATGATGTTCTGAATATTGCTGAAGAATTGTATAACTTCTGTAAAGAAGAGGTAAAAACTGATACTCATCAAAAGCATCAGCAGGAATCGCAAGGACAGCAGTCTTCTGAGAGTCCCATTGAATCAACAGATTCTGATGATTCTGGTGATAATGAATCTGCGGAATCTGAAGAAGGTGAATCTTATGGTGGAACTGCAGAGCAACAACAATTTAATGCTCAAGGTCCTGGTGAAACTGTTGGTGAAGGAATTGAATTGAAAACTGTAGATTCTCTAGAAGATGCAATCAAAGAACTTGCATCAATGGAAGGGTTTGAGAATGTATACGCCGAGATTCCTAAGTTAAATCTTGAGAATATTATTATTCCTAATCAAGAAATTCATAATCGTTGCATAGAAGAATGGTCTGATATCGCTAACCCAGAAGTTTTTGATTTTGTTGATGCTGAGTTTACTGAGTTCAAACGATCTGCTCAGAAAGAAGTTAACTATCTGGTAAAAGAGTTTGAGTGTCGTAAGGCAGCAGATTCTTATGCCCGTTCTACCACTGCTAGCACCGGTGTTCTGGATTGCACTAAACTACACACCTACAAATATAATGAAGATCTTTTCAGGAAAGTAACTACTCTTGCTGAGGGTAAGAATCATGGTCTGATCTTTATGCTTGATTGGTCTGGTTCTATGTGTGATGTGCTGATTGATACTGTTAAGCAGATGTTCAATTTGGTGTGGTTTTGTAAGAAGGTTGGTATTCCTTTCGATGTTTATGCTTTCACAAATGAGTATCCAAGATTTGAATATAGTGAAACTCATCGGACAAATGTTCGACCTTCTCTTTATGAAAAGAAACCTGGTGTTCTTGCTTTCTCGGAGTGGTTTTCTTTGATGAATCTTCTTACTAGTAAAACTAGTGCCAAGGAATTGGAAAAGCAGATGCTCCATATCCTGAGATTTGCTTATGCTTTCAATAGGAAATATTATACGCTATATCCTGTTCCTACTGGATTGGGTCTCTCTGGAACTCCTTTGAACGAAGCACTCGTATGCCTTCATTCAATCATTCCTCAGTTTAAGAGGCAATATGGTCTTCAAAAAGTTCAGTGTGTTGTTCTTTCTGATGGTGAGGCAAATCAACTTAACTATTATAAAGAAGTTCATCGTTTTTTCGATAAGAATCCCAGTGAACCATATCTTGGAACTGGTCGCCTTGGACTCAATTCGTTCCTACGTGATCGAAAAACTGGTAATACATATTCTTTTGATTGTGAATGGTATCAGTTCACTGATGTTCTTCTTCGTAATTTGAAAGATACATTTAAGGATACTAATTTTGTTGGTATTCGTGTTCTCGAACCTCGTGATGCTAAAGCATTTATTCGCCGTTATTGTGGTTATCATGGTGAAAAATATGACAAGGTAGAAATTTCTTGGCGAAAGCAACGTGCATTTTCTATCAAAGACTCTGGATACAATACCTATTTCGGTATCTCCGCAAATTCTCTTTCTCAAGATTCTGAATTTGAAGTTGGTGATGGTGCATCCAAGACACAAATTAAAAGTGCTTTTGTTAAGAGTTTAAAGAGTAAAAAGATGAATAAGAGGATTCTTAGTGAGTTTGTTGATCTTATTGCTTGATAAATAATTAGAAATTTGAGATTAGGAACCATGTCTAGATTCGGAGAACTTATTGGCAAAGATAAGCCAAAAGCAGTAGCACCTACTCCAGCACCAAAACCAGCACCTGAACCTAAAGCAGAAGCACCTAAACCTCCTGCTCCTGCTCCAGCACCAAAAGCAACAGAACTCTGAATCCAATTTCTAATCTGTCACAAAGGGCACCCTGCTGGTGCCCTTTCTTGTGTATAATAACTTCAGTTGAAACAAACAACCAACATAATGTCCTTCTCCGCTGATCACATTTGTACCTCTCTCAAATCTACTTATGGAGAGATGGTTACGACTGCTGATATCAAAGCTTGGTGTGCTATGAATGGTGCAAACTATCAAACAGTTACCAATAAACTTTCCGAATATAAAACTTCTCGTGGTCGGTGGAATTTGGAAGTGACTCCTCAAAGGGTTGAAGAGATTGAGCGCACTTATGAAGCACCAGCAGCAATGCCTGCTATTGAACAAAACCTTATTCCACAGAAAGATGATTACTTCGTCAAGTTTGGTAATTTTGGTGACCTTAAAAAAATTATTCAGTCCCGTGTATTCTATCCTACATTTATCACGGGTCTTTCGGGTAATGGTAAAACGTTTTCTGTTGAACAAGCGTGCGCCCAACTTGGACGGGAACTTATCCGCGTAAACATTACTATTGAAACTGATGAAGATGATCTTATTGGCGGTTTCCGCCTTGTTGATGGCAACACCGTCTGGCACAATGGCCCAGTCATTGAAGCACTCGAACGAGGAGCTATCCTGCTCCTTGACGAGATCGACCTTGCCAGTAATAAAATTCTCTGTCTCCAATCTATTCTTGAAGGAAAAGGAGTATTCCTTAAAAAGATCGGAAAACGGATTGACCCTGCAAGTGGATTCAACGTCATCGCCACAGCAAACACTAAGGGTAAAGGTAGCGACGACGGACGATTCATTGGAACTAACGTGCTTAATGAAGCCTTCCTTGAGCGATTCCCAGTAACCTTTGAGCAAGAGTATCCCACTGCTACTGTTGAGACCAGAATCCTCAACAAACTCTGTGATGATGAAAACTTTTGTAAGCGACTTGCTGATTGGGCAGACATCATCCGTAAGACCTTCTATGATGGTGGTATTGAGGAGATCATTTCCACGCGCCGTCTGGTTCATATTGTGAAGGCATATAGCATCTTTGAGGATAAGGCAAAGGCAATCAGTGTTTGTGTGAATCGTTTTGATGATGAAACCAAGCAAGCATTCTTGGAATTATACGATAAGGTTGATGCTGATTTTGTAATGCCAATTGACACAGACGTTCCATTTTGATATAATATGACTAATGCTTGGTCCTTTCTATATGAGGAATTAAAAATGGATGAGTATCCCTATCCCGATAATTTCGGTGCAGCACAACCTGTTCCAATATCTTCCCATAGTGAAGACATAATCACTTTTAACTTTGATATGAGTAGTAACAATCCAAATCGTTTTAAGTATAGTGAGGAAGATCTCCTTAAAGAACTTAAAGACTATATTTCCGCAACTTACAATGCACATTACTCTGCTGGTAATGATGCTATTCAAACTCTAGATTTGATTGACGCTTGTGGAGACGCTGAGGCATTCTGCCGTAGTAATATCTTAAAGTATGCCTCACGATATGATCGTAAAGGCACTGCCCGTCGTGATATCATTAAGATCCTTCACTACGGTTTGCTCCTCCTCCATTTCTCTGACAAATCCGCGATTCGCGACACCTACCCCCAATGATGAAACTCAACCCTAATAATATGAAACTGTCTGACAGCACGCTGACAATCTTGAAAAACTTTGCTGGAATCAATAATTCGATTCTAGTAAAAGAAGGAAAGCGTCTCCGCACTATTTCTGTTGCCAAGAATATTCTTGCGGAAGCAGAAATCAAAGAAAACTTCCCTAAAGATTTTGCTATCTATGATTTGAACCAGTTCCTTAATGGTTTGAGTCTGCATCAAGATCCTGACTTGGATTTCAATCAAGATTCCTATCTGAGTATTAAAGAAGGTAAGCGTCGTGTGAAGTATTTCTTTGCCGATCCTAATGTTATTATCTCTCCACCTGAAAAAGATATTACTCTTCCTAGCGAAGATATCTCTTTCCAACTGGATAGTGCTTCTCTAGAAAAACTTGTTAAAGCAGCACAGGTTTATCAACTTCCTGATCTCTCTGCTATTGGTGAAGCAGGTGTTATTAAACTGGTAGTTCATGATAAGAAGAATGATACTTCTAATCAATATGCTATCGTTGTAGGTGAAACCGAGAAAGAGTTTTCTTTCAACTTTAAAGTTGAGAATATCAAAATCATTCCTGGTGCATATGATGTAGTTGTTTCCTCTAAACTTCTTTCTAAGTTTACGAATACTAAGTACAACCTTACATACTATATTGCTCTGGAACCTGATTCCAATTTTGAATGAAAACACTTACTCGAATGAGAATTGTAGGTAGTATTACAGTTATTGCTGCCTACTTTGTTGTTTTGCATGTTAATTTGCTTGCTGGTGTTGTAATGAATGTCATTGCTGATACTATTTCTATTCCATATTTTGTAAAAACAAAATCATGGGATATTGTCTTTATGTTAGGATTTCTTCTAGCAATTAGTTTTAGTAAACTTTTATCATGAAAGATTGGAAAACACTTTATAGTAATCTTCCAAGTGAAGAGTTGGACAAAATTGCGGTTCTTCGTGTGATGGAATGCACCAACGGAATCATTCAATACGCACATCGAGATAACGCATCATATAAACTTTCTATCGAAGAAACTCGTCGTGCTATGAAATTTAGCATGTCATCAATTAAAAACTTGAAAATTCCTCTTAAAGAAGAAACTCTTACCTTTGCACCAGAAACTCAAGAACTGCTGTATGAAGCAAGGGATTATTACACTAAGGGAATGAAGCGTAATGACGATGATGCTTACGCTGAGTTTATGAGAATTTCTAAAGAAAGTGCTAGAGCATGTGGTCTGGAGAGAATCTTCAAAGCACGGAAGTTAATTGAAGAACAAGTTGATGATATTCCTACACAAACAATCGTGTGGGGTGTCGAATATCTTATGCAATTTTTCTGATGTTTATTCCTGAAAAAGAATATCAAAAGATTATGAAGACCATGCCAGTCTTCTGTGCTGATTTTTTGATCCGTTGTGAGAACAAACATCTTCTCATCAAACGAACCGAAGAACCTGTAAAAGGAGTTTATTGGGTTATTGGTGGAAGACTTCATCATAAAGAATCTATTCAACAACTGGCGGAAAGAGTTCATACTAGAGAGATTGGGAGATACTTCCCTAAGTTCAAAATGATTGGATTTTCAAACTATCAGTTTCCTGATGTTCCAAATCAGAGAGCCACTCATACACCAACCATGCTATACTTGGTTGAAGTTGATCAGATGTTTGAACCAAACATTGATGATACACATTCGGATTTTATCTGGTCAACTGAATTGCCAGAAGAACTGAAGAATCAAACTGATTTTTTTGATTATGTTTATTGAATATGAATACAGGCAGATAGAGGTTCCTCAAGAAATAATTGAGTTCTGTGATTATTTCACTTATGATGCAAATCGTGAGGATTTGAGATTTATTGATTGTCTTCATATGAACCTTGGTCATTATGGAAACAACATAGAAGATCTCAAAGAAATGAGAAGACGTATTATGCCTGTTTTTGACTAACTAACTTTCTATTATTATGAGCGACTTTATTTGGGTTGAAAAGTATCGCCCGAAGACTATTGAAGAGTGTATCCTCCCTGAACAAACTAAGAAGACCTTTCAATCGTTCCTAGATAAAGGAGAGATTCCTAATATGCTTCTTTCTGGTCCTCCAGGTATTGGTAAGACCACAGTAGCAAAGGCATTATGTAAAGAACTTGGGGTAGATGTTTATGTCATCAATGGATCCGATGAGGGACGATTCCTCGATACTGTCAGAAACAATGCGAAAAACTTTGCTTCGACCGTATCGCTTACGTCAGATTCTAAACACAAAGTCATTATCATTGACGAAGCTGACAACACATCCAACGATGTACAACTCCTCCTACGGGCGTTTATTGAGGAGTTCGCTGGCAATTGCAGATTCATCTTTACCTGCAATTACAAAAATAAAATCCTTGAACCCCTACACTCCCGTTGCGCCGTCGTGGAATTTGGGATCAAAGGAAAAGACCGACAATCCATTGCAGCACAATTCTTCAAGCGTCTCCAAGAAATCTTGGATACAGAAGGTGTTGAATATGATAACAAGGTCCTGGTAG